TTGGTGTCAACGCGAACGTCAGAGAAGACGTTGATGCTTGTCTCACCAAAGATGTACAAAAAATTATTGGCTGAGAGAAGTGCACGGATGTTGCCGTGCAGCGTAGAGTCAGACAACGTGAGAGATCCAGCAGAAATGCTGGTGAAATCGCTGTACGAGTCTGCGGCAGAGTAGTAGACAGTACGTCCGGCAGCCACCCATGTTCTACCAGAGAACGTGGCGGTAGAAACCAACTGTTCTGTGTTCACAACTGCCGTGACATTGGCAGCAGTGGTAAATCCACCACCAGAAAGTGTGACATTGGCGGTGGTGTACCCAGCCCCAGGGTTAGTCATCACAATCTGCGAGACTGTGTTACCGAGAACGATGGCTGTAGCAGTAGCTGGAGTGGTGTTAGCACCGCCGATAGCTACCGTTGGGGCTGACGTATAGCCAGACCCACCGTTGTTGAGCAGGATGCTGACTGTGCCGGTCTTGAACGTGACGATTTGCGCTATGGCATTAGCACCAGACCCTCCACCACCCGAAAAAGTTATGGTAGGAGATGATGTATATCCACTGCCTGCATTTGTCAGAGATACGCTGCTTACGCCACCAGTCGAAATGACTGCATTGGCAGTAGCAGATCCGCTGGAGAAAGTCACAGCAGGGACAGATGTGTATCCAGACCCTGCTTCTACAACTCCGATAGAAACAACAGATCCTGCGCTGATGCTTGCGACTGCCGTAGCCTGGGTTCCACCCGTAATGTTTGGTGCGCCGATGGTCACATCAGGTACAGCCGTGTATCCAGAGCCACCAGAAGTCACAAAAACAGATCTGATTCCACCAGATCCGGTGACGATTGTTGCTGTGGCTACTGCTTGCACCCCGTTAGCATCATTTGGTGCACTGATCACCACGTTTGGCGCAGATGTGTAGCCAGAACCTGGGTTTGACACTGCTATCAGGCCAACAGACCCTATAGAGACTACGTTAGCGCCGTTCCAGCTTGACAACCCTTTGTCTGTATCGGCAATTATCAGTCTTTCGTTCTTCCATTGGGCTGCACTGACGTTTGCGTTGCTAAACGTGCCGCTAACGGCCACATTACTGGTCACATTGCTGGTCAGATTGAACGCTTGCGCCCTACCGTCTATTTGAAAACTGACTATGTAGTCAGATACATTGATGTTTGTAGACGTTAGGAAAGAAGTTGTGTTGCCAAATGCGACAACATTGCCTGTGCTGTCTCTAACGGCTTCTTGAGCGGGAACAATCTTGATGTTGGAGTCGCCAATAGGCATGGCGTTTTCCAACCAACCAAATTCACTGTCCTTGATGGCTGTTCGGTTGGCTTTTGTGTTTATGCCACCAAACGTCTTCAGGACAGTGTATCTTTTTTGCTGTTCCTGAGATGCCATGTTAGTAAGGACTGCTATACGGGTCCGGAATCCTGCGCGTGAAGACCGAATTCAACACGCTCTGCACTTGACGGTTGTACTGCTGGAGAAAAATCTCAGATTCACCGTAGCTTTGTTCTTTGTACTTTGCCTTGTAGGCCGCGTAGAACGCCACAGGAACCGTGTACGGGTCGTTGATAGCGTCATTGACCGTAGGATTGGTCAAAACCAGCGGAGAAGGCAGGATAACCGTATCCACTTCCATGCTATAGGACTGGTCAGGGATAGGTGAGATGTAAATTTGCGATTGACCATACGTTGAGAAGCACACGGGCCGCCCAACGTAGTTTTGCCAGTAACGCAACTGGGCGTTGAAGTTCGTCCAGGGAAGGTAACGCAGAGGAATCCTAGAATTCCCCCAGTAGATCGTCAGGTTGAGTACATCCAAAGTCTGCGAACCATTAGGTAACGACGAAAACGGGATGACTTCTGCATTCTGGACGTACAGCAAACTGGCTGTGCCGTTTGTAAAAGCGGTTGACGGAGGAAAATTATATCCAGAAGCGGGGTACGGAGGAGGCGTAGTTCCCAACGTCCCACTTACTGTGACTTCGTAGATAAAGATATTTGAAAATATGTACTGCCCTGCGGTAACAACAAGCCCAGCAGACCAGATAATTGCGGCTGTGCCGTCTGGTGCGAGTGGTGTAGTAGAAATTTGCAGGGTGCGCAGACAACCAGTGTCTCGGACTACCCTTTCACGCCCATCATTGACGTAATCCGTAATCTCATCGTTAGACCAAAAGTTCCCGTTGGCATCGTGGAGAAGCCTGCGAACGTCTGTGATGTACGAATTAAGGGTTGCCATAGTTGCCTATTGTAACCCTCAGGAGACTTTTCCCCCTACCCCTACTTTTTTGACGGGTAGGGGTACTACGCCTACCGCCGAGGGAATGCGGTCCTGCGCTGAATGTTGGCCGATGCGAAACATAGCCAACCGTTCAAGTCCGATTTCAACATCCGACGAGTGGGTTGCAAAACCCAGACGGACTGCGTATGGGAGCTTGTCATCATCCTGGTAACCAAAGATGTGCCTAGCAGCCTCGATAGGAACTGACGTAGGCACACCTTTTTTAAACTTATAGTCAACACCTGCATGACGATCAGCCAAGTCGGTGTCACTACAGTTGGTTACGTAGACTTCCATTAGAACGATACCGAATCACCGTAGATACGAATGTCAACAATGGCCGATGCCGCGTTGGTGACGTTCAAATACAATGCCGAGGTATTCGCTCCGTTGACTACCGTGGTCAGTGCGTAAGGGCTGGCAATCGTTAGGTCTTGGAACCTGTTAACAGCAGTCAAATTTGCTAATGAGACTGTTGCTACAACCGCATTGCTAGTGTTGCCATCATTGGATGTCGTGATATTCACGTTAGCCAAAGATGCGTTAGCATTTGCGTTCTGTAACGTAACCCGACGAATAATTACCTCTCCAGATCCTGTTAGCGACCCACTATTTGTGAGGCCGCCTCCAAAGAACGGGATAGCCACTACCGCATTTCCAGCCGTTGCCAAAGAGACTCCGTTGGCACGTGCTATTGCATAGTTACCAAAAGAGTCTGGCAGGTTTGCTCCAACTGCATCTGCGTTCGCCATGTTTACTCCTTAGCTAGTATACGTGGAGTTTGCAGTCAAACCACCGTTCACCGTCAAGAAGGTGATGGTGTTTGCAGTCGTGGTCGAGTTGGCAACTACGTTCACACCGTCACTGATCAGCACTCCACCAGTGTTTGCTGGGGTCAGCAAAACCAACGCGGTTCCGTTGTTAGCGTAGATCTGGCTGTTCAGTGTTGGGAACATCAGATATACGCCAGCAGGAACTACGTTACCGGCAACGGTTGCGGGAGCGATCAGAGTCTGAGTGGTGAAGTAAGCACCAGCCGTGTTGCTATTAGCACCGGCGATCAGGATCTTGTTTAGGGCGAGAGCCATGTTTCTCTCCTTACAGGGTCAGCGAGTTGTAAGAACTAACCCGAGTCATAGACTTCGGTTTAGTGCTAACCAACTCAGCAATCATCAGCACTGCGCCGACGTAACCAATCTGCCAGTTAGGCAGAGTGGACTCAAACCCAGTAAACACAAACGAACCCTGCTCGTGGATGTACAGGTTCAGGTAGTTCGTGTTGACAAAGTAGACAACGCCTTCTGGGCAGTACGGATCTGGATAGATCGGCACACCAGCAACCATCAGTGCACGGAACGCAGCCTGTGGTCCGTTGTTGTCACCATCAAAGGCAGAGCCTGGGGTGATGGTGTACTGCTCTTGACCAACAAAGTCTTGAGCCAACAGAGTCCAAGTACCGAATCCGCAAACACCAAAGCTAGGAACTTCTGCACCATTCTTCACGGTTCCAGAAATGTATTGCAGGATGTTCTGACGGGTTGGGTTGACGTTACCAGCGTTGTAGACCTTCGACTTCCACCAAGTGTAGGTGTTACGGTTGATGTTGCCGTAGGTCACTAGGTTCGTACCATCGTCAATCGCGCCTGGGAGGCCGATGAACTGCTGGGTGTTTGTTGTGTTGTTGTACAACGATGTCGCCATCGCGTCCATCATCACGTTGGTCGCATCGTTCATCCGCGCTTCGATCAGCGGGATAATTGCTGCGTCCTGCTGGACTGCACCTTCCATCCCAAGGAACGGGACTGGGGTGATCATCAGCTTGAGGTTGAACTCAGCGTTGTAAGCACCTTGCTGGACAGACGGTTGAGCGAACGAGCCGCTGTAGTCTGACCACTGTGCATTTACAAACTGAGCGCCCTGAACGGGCACTGTTACGGAAGACACACCGCCGCTGGCTTGCTGACTGTTAGCAATCAGTGCTGCGAGAAGAGGGGTCGAGTTATAAAGCTGTACAACCAGCTTCGGGATGAATGCCCTACGAGTGACGTAAGTTAACTCAGTGTACTGAGTTGATCCCGTTGCCGGTAGAATTCCGCCACCAATAGGCATAACGATCTCCGGTGAGGTTTACAAACCAATAGGACGATTCGGTCGCCGCAAATCTTGCAACGCATTGACCGCTTCGTTTCTTGCTGCGCTAATAGGGTTTTTCCAATATTTATTCAGATCAAATTTCTGAATAACTTGTGGATTGTACCCAGAAGGTGTGGGTGTCGCGGCTTGCTTCATCCACTCGTGATACTCAGCGGCGGTCTCGTGATTAGTGATACCGCGCTCAAGCATGATTTTCTCAATGCCCTTGATATCATCGTCAGAACTTGCCAAGCCCTTTTGCTTCAACGAATTGCGACGCTTTTGCAGTTCTTCCACGGCGTCACGCTCTCGGAGTTTGTTCTCCAGAGATTGAACTCGTGCTTCTGCTGCTGCAACGGCAGTGTTGGTGGAATCTTCAATTTCCAGTTCTGGAATCGGAAGATCAGGCTTAACCTTCTTGGTCATCCGTAAGAATTCTTTACGGGTGGAAGGATTCTCAGCAAGTTGCTGGGCCAATGCCGCGAGTTCATCGCGAGCATCAACTGATAAGTTTTCAAGTGACATTGTTACCCTCGTTACAATGCGGTTTAGATGACGCGCTTGCCGTCAGCAGGCTTCTGAACAGCCATCTTGTTCTTAGAAAGATCAGATGCTTTGTCCAGACCGCCCAGACGGGCGAAGCGAGGTGTGTTGATCATTTGGCCGTTTTCCTGACGATCATCAGTTGGGCGGCGAGGAGTTGAAGCTCCGCGAGGCTTAAAGAGGTCCATGTTTTATCCTAGTCCAGGAGGTTTTGGCGCACCAGCGCCAGGGGGCGCCATCCCCGGAGGTGGGGCTGACTGAATTGCACGAGACTCAGGAGTCATGCCACCAGCCTTCGGTAGCGTCTGCAACATTTGCAGAATCTCTGACTGCTGGAGTTCTCCAGTTTCATTACGCTTGCCGCCCAGCAAACCACCGAGTTTGCGAGAGGCTTCCATGATTGCCTTGCCTTCTTCCGAGTCTGCACCAATTGATGGAAGAGACTGGTCAAGAAGATCAAGCGCAATAGAAATATTGATCATTGCTGCTTCACGAGTGCCCAACTGCTTTTCAGGAGT